ATGTCAGATAAAGACGCTAAAAATTTTCAAAAACAAGTTGATAAATTAACAGAAGAAAAACACAAAGCTGAAGGTATTAATTTTAGTTCAGATAAACAAAAGGAAATAAATGATTTAAAAATACTTATAGATCAACTTACTAAAAGAAATACACAAATTAACGCAAGAATGGGAGAGTTATTTAATCGTGTGTTGGATTTAACAGAAATTAGTAATAACCATCAAGTAAATAATGGTAAATTACAAACTAAAATAAAAGAACTTGAAGAAAGAATTGAAAAGGGTTTAAAAAAGATGGTTAGAAAAGCAAGGGGGATTATTAATGGCTCATAAATATGCAGAGAGTAGAAAACGTGCTAGATTAATTTGGTCGAGATCAGAACACGGTAAGGTTTGGTCTAAAAATTATATGCGTGAATATAGAAAACGTCCTGAAGTTAAAAAGAGGGCACACGAATATTATATTAATAAAAAAATAGAACAGAATAATTATTCAAGACCAGCAAACGATTTGCTACATAGCGATAATACAGAATTGTTTAGTGATTATGGAAAAGTACCGTCCTCTACCTCATAATTTAACTATTAAAGCAAGTGAAATTGAAGGTGTTGGAATGTTTACAACAGAATTTATTAAAGCTGGTACAGTTTTAGGTACAAGCCATTTTCATATTAAAGAATTTATAATACGAACTCCTTTAGGTGGTTTTTTAAATCATTCATTAACTCCTAATTGTAAACGAGTTGAGTTAAGATTTACTTACGAGGATTTGCATTATAAAAAATCTCAATTAATTACAATTAAAGATATAAAGAAAGGACAGGAACTAACAGTGGAATATAAATGGTACAAAGTGTGAAAGATTATAATTCAGGTGAAATTAATGAATTTGAAATTATTGCTAAAAAAACTTTATTTGAAACAGTTATAGATATTGGATCAGGATTTCTTTTAGCTGTATTAATTCAATTATTAATATTTCCTTATTTTGATTTGTACCCATCAATTTTTGAAAGCATTGAAATCGCTTTAATATTTACAGGCTTATCAATGACGAGAAGTTGGCTATGGAGAATGTGGTTCAGGTGGCGTGAAATTAATGATACAAAAAATGGGTGGTGGAATGACGGAAAACGATGATAGCGAATTTATTTCTCATCTACCCTGTAAAAAGTGTGGGAGCAGTGATGCAAATAGTTTGTATTCTGATGGGCATACTTTTTGTTTTAGTTGTAACACTTATTCAAATTCTGATAAACCTATGGAAATCAATCATCATAACATTAAAAGGGTCGAAACAAACCTTGTTGAAGGTATACACAAAAACCTTTCTACACGAAACCTCACTCTTGAAAGCTGCACATTTTGGAATTATAGTATTGGTCAACAAAGTAATCAGACCGTTCAGGTTGCGACCTACTACAACAAATCTAAACAACCTGTCTTTCAAAAAATTAGATACAAAGACAAAACCTTTAAGACGGTAGGTAGCATTAAGGAGGCTTTACTTTATGGTCAAGAAAAATGGAATGGGGGAGGTAAAATTTGTTGCGTATGTGAGGGAGAAATTGACACGATTAGTTTATCTCAAATATTCAATCATAAATATCCTGTTGTGGGTATTCCTAATGGCGTTAATGGTGCAGTTAAGTCAATAAAAAAAGAATTAGAATATTTAGAAAGTTTTGAAACTGTTGTTGTTTTCTTTGATCAAGATAAATATGGATTTGAGGCAGCTCAAAAAGTAGCAGAATTATTTACAGTTGGTAAATGTAAGATAGCAACATTACCCTTAAAAGATGTTAATGATATGCTTGTAGCCAATCGTGGAGATGAAGTAGTTAAAGCGATGTGGGAGGCTAAAACATATCGTCCTGATGGAGTAGTTGCTGGTGATGAACTTTGGGACGTAGTTAGTGTTGCTGATGAAAGAGCAAAAGTTTTTTATCCTTATGAGGGTTTGAATAGAAAATTATTTGGAATTAGAAAAAAAGAAATTGTTACTATTACAGGTGGTTCAGGTATTGGAAAATCTTTATTAGTAAAAGAAATGGCTTATAAACTTATTCAAGATAATGTTAGGATAGGTATAATTTCTTTAGAGGAAAGTATTAAAAGAACGTGTGAGGGTTTAATAGGATTACATTTAAACAAACCTATTCATATAGATAGAGATTCTGTTACTGAATCCCAATTAAAAAAAGGTTTTGATGAAACTGTTGGTAATGGGAATGTATTTTTATATGATCATTGGGGATCGATTGAAGAAGATACTATTCTTAATAAAATAAGATATTTTGCAAAATCATTAGATATAGAATATTTATTTATAGATCATATTTCAATAATTGTGTCAGGTCTTGAGAATAAAATGCACGATGAAAGAAAAACGATTGATATATTAATGACTAAACTTCGTGCTTTAACTCAATCTTTAGATATTGGAGTTATTATTATTTCACATTTAAAAAGACCTGAAGGTAATAAAGATCATACCGATGGACTTAAAACTTCACTCGGACAATTAAGAGGGAGTGCTAGTATAGGTCAATTATCAGATATTGTTATTGGTGTTGAAAGAAATGTTAGTGGAGATCAATCAGGTGAAACTGTTTGTAGAATTTTAAAAAATCGTTTTGCTGGTATTACAGGAAAAGCCTGTTTATTAAAATACGATAAAGAAAAAGGAAGATTATTTGAATATGACAACACCCTTAATTTTTGATTTAGAAACTGATGGATTAGACCCAAGTGTTGTCCATTGTTTAGTTATTAACAAAGAAGGTAAAACACATACCTTTGTTGGAAACCGAATACCAAATGGATTAGATATGTTAAGTGATAACTTAATAGTCGCCCATAATGTTATTAAGTATGACCTTCCTGTACTTAAAAAACTTTATGGCTATTCCCATAAAAAGGAATTAGTCCACGACACTCTAGTTTTAAGTCGTCTTATCTACCCTGACATAAAAGAACTAGATATGAAGTTAATCGCAAGAGGACGTATGCGAACTCATTTGGTTAATAAGCATAACCTTGAAAGTTGGGGTTGTCGCTTACAGTTGGAAAAGGGCGATTTCAATAAAGCCAACAATTGGTCGTCCTTTTCTGATGAAATGTTGCAGTATTGTATTCAAGATGTAAAAATTACTGAAAAATTATATAACAAATTATTAGAGAAACAATTTAATGATAGATCAATTAATTTAGAACACGAAGTAGCTTTTATTTTAAGAGATCAAGAGAAAAAAGGTTTTGGGTTTAATGTAGATAAAGCTGTAAAACTTCACGCACATTTATTAAATAAAACAAATAAATTAAAAAGAAGTTTAGAAAATAGATTTAAAAGTTGGACGGTTGATTTAGGTGAGTTTATTCCTAAAGTTAATAATAAGAAGTTTGGCTACAAAAAAGGAGTACCCGTAAAGAAAAGTAAAGTTGTGGTATTTAATCCATCTTCTCGTCAACATATTGCAAATAGATTAATGAAATTGAATGGGTGGAAGCCTACTAAATTTACTGATACTGGCCAACCTATAGTTGATGAAGAAGTTTTATCAAAATTAAAATACCCTGAAGCTAAAGAATTAAATGAATATCTAACCCTAGAGAAAAGATTAGGTATGTTAGCTGATGGTAAAAATGCTTGGTTAAAAGTACATAAAAAAGGAAGAATACATACCTTTTATATAACAAATATTATAACAGGACGTATGGCAGCTCGGTTTCCTAATCTTCAACAAGTGCCGAATTTACACACTCCGTATGGAAAAGAATGTCGAGAACTCTTTATACCTTCAGTCGGCAAGGTGCTTGTCGGAGCTGATGCTAGTGGAATTGAGGCAAGATGTTTTGGGCATTACATTTATAATTATGAAGGTGGTAAAAAATATACTGATTTAATTTTAAATGGGGATATTCATACGTACAATATGAAAGCTGCTGGATTAAAAGATAGGCAATTAGCAAAGACGATGTTCTATGCTATTCTTTATGGTTGTTCATTCAAGAAATTATCACAAATATTACAAGTACCTTTAGCAGAAGGTAAGATTATTTTAGATAGGTTTTATTTAAACCTACCTTTTCTTAAAGAAATTAAGCAAGATATTTTTATGACTTTAGAAGATAAAGGA